TTATGACTGGGGTATTTATGTTTGGAAAAAATCTAATGGTAAGTGGTTTACTGATGGAAATGGAAATATATTGAATATTCCATCAATGAAGGGCGATCTTGCAAGAATTGCAGAACTAAAGCAGGCAGCAGCATACTATGGAGAGCCAGATGGAGAGCCATATTTTTTTGCAGGTATGGGAAGAGTTACTGATGAGGAATATAGTGAGCAGGTAGATAGAATGAAGGCTGGACTTATTCCTAATCTAAACGATCTTGGAGCCGTGCAGGCAGCAAAAGATACGATTGCTAAGTATGGAGATGAAGAGTAATGTCAGAAGAAAAAGAATATGTTATTGGTGCCAGAATAGATGCACTATCAGATCCGCAAGACTCATTTAAGTCATCAGATCCATTCAATAAATCATGGACAGAATTAAAGTCGTATTCTGGCATAGATAATAATTTTAAAAGAAGAACTAACCGTTTAGTCGAAAAAGCAATGCCGAATGATCCGACACAAGGATACTTAGATAGTGCAAGAGCAGAGCAACACGGTATAGGAGACTCCAAATCAAAAGAAATTAATCCTGGAACTGTATACAGAAATGGCTATGGATTATTTGATGTAATTACTCCACCATGGAATGTTTATGAACTTGCCAATTATTATGATACATCTTTTGCTAACCATGCAGCAATTGATGCAAAGGTTGAAAATATAGTTGGTCTTGGATATGATTTTGAAGTTTCTCCAAGCACAATGCTTAGACTAGAATCAAATAAGGATAGAGGTCAGGTAGAAAGAGCAAGAAATAGAATTGAACGTGCAAAAATTGAAATGCACGAATGGCTTGAATCTTTAAATGATGATGATTCTTTTACAACTACAATGATGAAGGTTTATACAGATGTTCAGGCTGTAGGAAATGGATATCTTGAGATTGGAAGAACAACTCGTGGAGAGATTGGCTATGTAGGACATATTCCAGCAACAACAATGCGTGTTCGTAGATTGCGTGATGGATATGTTCAAATTATTGGAAGTAAAGTTGTATATTTTAGAAATTTTGGGGCAAAAAATGCTAATCCAGTTACGTCTGATCCAAGGCCTAATGAGATTATACACTTTAAACAGTATTCGCCTTTAAATACTTTTTATGGTGTCCCAGATATCATGTCGGCAATAAACTCGCTCCATGGAGACCAATTAGCGTCACAATATAACATTGACTACTTTAGCAATAAGGCTGTCCCTCGTTATGTTGTGACACTAAAGGGTGCTCGTCTATCTGCTGATGCTGAAGATAAGATGTTTAGATTTTTGCAGACTGGGCTTAAGGGCCAATCACACAGAACTCTGTATATTCCGCTTCCTGGAGATAGCGATAGTAATAAAGTTGAATTCAAGATGGAGCCAATCGAGAATGGTGTCCAAGAAGGCTCGTTTGAAAAATATCGCAAGCAAAATCGTGATGATGTTTTAATTGCACATCAGGTCCCGTTATCAAAAATAGGTGGAGGAGATTCTGGATCAATTGCAGCAGCATTAGCGCAAGATCGTACATTTAAAGAACAAGTCTCTAGGCCAGCACAAAGAGAATTAGAAAAAATTATTAACAAGATAGTTAAGGAAAAAACAGATGTTCTTGTCTTAAAATTTAAAGAACTAACCCTTACAGACGAAATCGCTCAATCTCAAATATTAGAAAGATATGTCAAAACTCAGGTTATGCTTCCAAATGAGGCTAGATCTGTTCTTGGATTACCCCAGAGGGAAGGAGGAGATGAGCCGTTTAGCCCTAAGCCAGAAGATAATTCAGAAAGGGCTAGGGATGGAGAAAGACTAAACAATCAGTCCGATGGAGAAGCCACAATTAGTGGAAGAAATCCAAAGGGAGAGGGAAGATCAACTTCTTAGTTATCCACAACCTTATACACAATTTATTAACATTTGTGTAAAAAAGGCTCTATAATATATACTAGTATGACTATATCTAAAGCCCATTGGGATACCGATGGAGAATCAGTAAGGCTTTCCCTTCCATTTGCGAAGGTTGATAAGGAGAGACGTATCGTCTCTGGCTTTGCATCTCTTGATAACATTGATAAGCAAGGCGATATAGTTACCGCAGAGGCATCAATGAAAGCATTTTCAAAGTTTCGTGGAAACATTCGTGAAATGCATCAGCCACTAGCGGTTGGCAAAATGGTTAACTTTAAAGAAGATAGATATTTTGATCCAGAATCTAAAAAGTTTTATTCTGGAGTTTTTGTGTCAGCATATGTTTCTAAGGGTGCACAAGATACATGGGAAAAAGTTTTGGACGGTACATTAACAGGATTTTCAATTGGTGGAAGAATGAATAAATGGGATGATGGTTATGATGAGAAGTCAGATTCCACAATTAGAATTATTAAAGATTATGATCTTGTTGAATTATCATTAGTAGACTCACCAGCAAATCAATTTGCAAACATTATGCATGTAGAAAAAGTTGATGGTATTGAAGTTGTTAAAGGTCAAGATGTTGCGCTTGAAAATGTTTTTTACGATGAGGAATCTGGACTAGTTATGGTTTCAGATGAAGAATCAGTTACAAGTCCAGTGACTGGTAATACGATGAAGAATATAGGTTTCGTTGAAAAAGAAGACAACGAAAAAATGGATATAGTCAAATTCTTAGTAGATAGTGCTAAAGGCATTGATGCTAAGATTAACAAGGAGGATAATCCTATGGCAAAAAAGACAAAGACTGAAGAAGTCGAAGTTATTAAGTCAGAAGAGATCGCTCCAGAGGCAGATGCCGTAGTTGAAACTCCTGTTGCAGAAGTTGCTGAAAAGTCTGAAGAGGCTCCAGTTACTGAAGAAGTTGCACAGACTGAAGAAGTAGTCGAAAAGGCTGAAGAAACAGTTGAAGCACTAGCAGCAGAAGTTGCTACAGAAGTATCTAAATCAGATGAAGCGATTGTTGAAGCAGTTGCAGAAATCAAGAATACAATTACATCAGCCTTTAGCGATTTAGTTGAAACTGTAAAATCTTTGCAGGCAGAAGTAGAAATGCTTAAGTCTACAAAGGTTGATACAGCAGCAGTAAAGAGTTCACTTGATGCAGTCGCCAAAGACATTGCTGCAACAGTTGAACAAGTAGATAAGTTTGGTAAGCGAGTTGATGCAGTAGAAGCAGATACCGCTTTCCGAAAGTCTGGCGATCTAGGCGAGATCGTACAGGAACAACCAGAAATGGTTGAAAAATCCCTATGGGGCGGACGTTTCCTCAAAACAGCCGACTTATTTAATTAAGTAATCACTTAGGAGGTGACAATATGTCGGAAGAGATTAAGAAAAACCAGCCAGGAGAAACTGGCGAACTAGGCGGAACAGCACCAGGTCTTTATCAAGGTCAAGGCGCTTTTGCTTCAGGTGGTGTTGGTGGTGTAACAGATCCAGGTGCAGATACACTTGGTAACATCCCAAATGCTAACTTTGGAGTAACCACTGGTCCTAATGCCGTAAATCCTTCGGGTGATGCTGCAAGCGGAATTTTACGTCCTGAACAGGCACGTCGTTTTATCGATTATGTTTGGGATGCAACCATTCTTGCTCAAGATGGTCGTCGTGTGACCATGAGAGCAAACAGTATGGAACTAGAGAAGATTAACGTTGGTGAGCGTGTTATTCGTGCTGCTGCTCAGGCAGTTGGTAACTACACAAACACTGGTGCTACATTCTCAAAGGTAGAACTTACAACCAAGAAAATTCGTCTTGATTGGGAAGTTTCTGCTGAAGCACTTGAAGACAATGTCGAAGGAGGTGCATTGGAAGATCATCTCGTTCGCTTGATGACCAATGCTTTTGCTAACGATATTGAGGATCTTGCTATCAATGGAGATGGAACAACAGGTCCATTCCTTTCAATCATGCCTGGCTTCATCAAGAAGCACAAGGACAATGGAGATTCACATGAAGCAGCCGTAACAGTTGCTGACAACGCATGGACTCCAGAAAAGATGCAGGAAATTATCCTTGCAATGCCACGTAAGTATCGTGCACTTAAGAATAATCTTAAGTTCTATGCAGGTACAGATGCATTCGCAGGTATCGTTAAGAATAACGGTACATTGTCTGATGCAATCGCTGAGGCACTTGGCAAGAATGGTAATACCTATGCAAATACACAGGCATACCTTGATGGTCAAGGCCAAACATTCGGTGGAGCACGTACAACTCGTGTTCTCGGAATTGATGTCCAAGAAGTTCCTTACTACCCTGAAGGATATGTCGATTTGACATTCCCACAGAACCGTGTATGGGGCTTCCAGCGTGATATCGTCGTCAACCGTGAATATGTTGCTAAGAAGGACACAATTGAATATACTGTGTTCGTTCGCTTCGGTATTCAATGGGAAGAAGAAGACGCTATTGCATGGGCAGACGCTGCTGCAGATGCATAATCTGTAATCAGTAACCTTTGAGAGGGGGCAGGGGCTAGTTCTCCTCCCCCTCTTAATCTTTAGTATTCTGTTATAATAGTCACATAGGAGGTAAAATAATGGAAGAAAATAATTTTAATAATGAGACACCAGTAGAAAATTTTGTTGCTCCAGAGGCTCCAGTAGAAGCACCAATTGTTGATGAGGCAGTTGTGGACGCTCCTATGCCAGAAACAAAGGTGGAAGAGGTAGCAGCAGAAAATAATTTTGAGGCTTCAGTAACTGAGGCTGCAGAAACTACAGATGCAATTACTACATCAGACTTTGCTAGAGGATCAAATACAGCACAGGCTGTTGGACAGGTTGCCAACGGTGTGATTGGAGTAACACATGTAGAGCGCAAGGTTGAAAAGCCATCTACTGTTGTTAAGAAATCAAATAAAACAGTTGCCATTCATTCTACAAAGAATGTAAGTTGGTCTGGAGTCGGCAAGGTATATCGTGGATATAACATTGTTACACCAGAGCAAGCAGAAAAGTGGTTAGAGCGTAGCCATATTAGACTCGCTACTCCAGAAGAAGTAGCCAAGGAGT